TGATGCTCAATTACAGGCGATGACAGCATGACTCCAGCAGACCTCCTTGCACTCATCAATTCTGCGAATGGAACAGTCATCGATGGCGGTGGCCAAATGGTCACGTTTACATCCACGTTCCAATACACGTCTAACACAAAGTTCAAAAACTTTAAGTTTGATTTTCAATTCAACGGAATCGGTATGCAGCCAATGGGTGCGGCATCTGCGCCTGTTATCCCAAATAGCGGTCTGCCGAAGGGCTTTATTCAGATCGGGTTCAATGCGCCATGCGGGTTGGCGGCGAACGATTTGCTATTCATCAAGTCCACAGACCTGTGGGGCACTACAGAGATTGTTTCGCAATGGGCACAAGTCGCATCTGTGTCCCCAGATGGACTTACCATCACACTGAAAGCCGGCCTCTCGTACTCGTTCACAACTGGCATCCAGATCATGAAAGTGGTTTTGAACAAGTCTAGCTTTGAGCAATGCGAATTCACTGGGCTTGGCGCACAGAACACGCAAAAACTTCTCTCACCAAAATATTCTACAGTCTGGCTTGACCACTGTTCGTTCGATCAGACTGGCCATAGCGGCATCGAATTCATCACTTGCTACGACGTTGGTGGTGTTGGTAACTCCTTCAAGCACGCAAAGGGCCTTGATGCATATGGCATGTGCTTTGCCAACGGCACTGAATTCGTTCACTTCACCGACACAACGGGAGATGATCTAGGTCATCTGTGGACCTTTGGCGGTGTCAGTGGAATCAATCGCAATGCGGTGATGGTCAACAACATTGTGTACAATGCCCGTAAGGCGCTGGTCGATACACACTGCTCAGCCGATCTCGTTGCGTGTCTCGGCCTCACAGGATCGCATGCTGTCGGAGCAGTTTCTGAAGCTGTCATGATGCAGGGCGCACGTTGCCTTGTAACTGGCGTTCAACTTGTGGAAGCGGCCGGCGGCATGGTCAGCCAACCGATGACACGGCTTGTGGATGACTGGTGCGAATTACATGGCAATCTTGGTTTGATCACAAGCCCCTCTGCACAACCAGCGTTCCTATTAGAAAATCGCAAGCCTGCTGGATCGCTGGCGCTGTTCAAGGTGTCGGGTTCGGCTCGTGCCCCTCGTGGGCTTATTGTTAAAAACGTTGCAACAACGGATGTGAAGCGTGTTCATGCCGATGTTGACGTAGTGGCTGACGGTAATGCTGCGCAGGTCATCCAGACCAATGCTGGTAAAATCTTAAATGTAGACCTCCACGGCTCCTATGAATGCACGAACCCTTCTATTGAAAACATCATCGTGGACGCAATCGCGCCTACTACTGATCCAATAACAGGTATTATAACCAACTATATAGATGGTGTGAAGATTCATGGTCGTGTCATTGGTGGGTGGTGTGGTGTTCGTAACACAGGCAACGCCTTAAATGTTCGCGCGGCTGATGGCCAAACCATTACAAACCTGGCCAATCGCAAAACGTTCGGTCCCGTAACTCTGGCAGTTGCTTAATGGATGACAAACTTTTCCAATGGCTGGCTGATGTTCGAGGTGATCCGCTTGCGTTCACTCTCGGCGCATACCCATGGGGAGAGAAAGGTACTGTTCTAGAGAAGTTCGACGGCCCTGACGATTGGGCTATTGAACTTATGAACATGGTCCGGGACGGAATCTTGAACCTGAACGAAGCGGTGCAAATCGCAATTGCTTCCGGCCATGGCATTGGCAAATCCGCAACCGTAGCCCAACTCATCATGTGGGCGTTCTGCACATTCCCAGACACTCGCGGCGTGATCACGGCTAACACCGAAACTCAGCTCAAGACCAAAACTTGGGCCGAACTCGGCAAGTGGTACAACCTTTGCTTCTTCGCCCGTGACCACTTCACCCTAACCGCCACCGGCCTCTTCTCCAAGGACCCCGATCGCGAACGTACGTGGCGAATCGACATGATTCCGTGGTCGGAAAAGAACCCGGCTGCGTTTGCGGGTCTTCACAACCAAGGCAAACGCATCTTGCTTGTGTTCGACGAAGGCTCCGAAATTCCTGACGTAATCTGGGAGACAGCCGAAGGCGCGCTCACCGACTCCGACACCCAGATCATCTGGCTGGCCTTTGGCAACCCCACCAAAAACTCCGGCCGGTTCCGGGAGTGCTTTGCTGGGGGCAAGTTCTCCGACCAATGGAAACACAAACAGATCGATTCTCGCTCGGTCAAGATCACCAACAAGCAACGCCTTGCTGATTGGATCACTTCCTACGGCGAAGATTCTGACTTCGTTCGCATCCGTGTTCTTGGCCAGTTCCCTCGACACGGTCTTATGGAATTCTTCTCTGCGACCATGGTCGATGAGGCAATGCAACGGGAGCCTGAAACCGACCGTTCCGCAGCCTTGGTCCTAGGCGTGGACGTTGCTCGCTATGGCTCTAACTTCTCAGTCATCTTCCCGCGCAAGGGCCGTGACGCAAAGACCATTGCCCGCGAGCGATTCTCCGGTCTGTCCACAGTCGAACTCGCCAACCGGGTGTACCACTCCCAAACAACTTACCGGGCCGATGGCATCATCGTTGACGGCGGTGGTGTTGGCGGCGGCGTGATCGACAACATCCGAGCCAAGCGTTTGTTCTGCTACGAGGTTCAATTCCAAGGCAAGGACGTCATCTTCAATTCCACCTTCGGCAACACCGGAGAGAAATATGCCAATAACCGTGCGGCAATGTATGGTGCACTTCGGGCTTGGCTTATTGGCGGGTGCCTGCCAAATGATCCCGAGCTTCGTCGTCAGATGCTTATGATCAAGTACACCTACAACAATAAAGACGAAATCATTCTTGAGCGTAAGGAAGACATTAAGGACGATTCCGGCACGCCGGTTGTTCTCGACGACCTCGATGCCTTGATCCTAACCTTCGCCCACCCAATCGCACCGAGCAAACACTCTGGTGGCGATTATCCTGATTCAGGTTCCGAAGTCGTTTCTGACTGGGACCCTTATGCCCCAGAAAGGATGTATGCAAATGGCTGATCCAGTTACAATCGGTTCTATCGGACTTGGACTATTTGGCGGTCTCATGGGTAAGCTCATGGGTGGTGATAAACCACAAGCTGCGGCCCCGCAGGCAGCGCCTGAATCCACACCCACAGGCAATGCCAATACCAACAAACCCAAACCGACTCAGTCCTTCATTTCCGCTGCGGCTGCACCGACTCAACAGACTCGCGGACAGTCAACTCTCTTGGGGCAGTAACATGACAGAAGAACAGATTAAACATATGACGGAACGTTTTCTTCATTGGAAACTTCCCGATGATTTTTCCCCTGATGGCGGAATCGAATTCAACAAAACAATTCGCGCTGGCACAATGCATGAATATACCTTTTCGCCGATCGGCACCAACCTATTGACATTTACTCAAGCTCAGGCAATGATTCGATATATGCTTGAAGATTTACCAAAGTAGGATCGTCAGATGCCAGTCGTACCATTTGCACAGCCCCAAGCGGCGCCCGATTCCGGTGAGTTTCGACTTCCCGGACCGAAGCCCGATGACACTTGGTCATTGATGGCGGCTGCGCAGATGCATATGGAGGGGAGGTTGATTCAGGTTGCGGATAATGAGCAAGAACGATCACGCACATTGTTTGCTCCGTGGTCGGAAAATCGTATCACCACTAAACTCATTGATAAAGAGCGGTGATCGTTATCACGTTCGACGCATGCCAAAGGTATGGTAATGACCAACATCCTCTCTACTCCCGACTTCGAATTCCGTCGGTATTCCGAATCCCGGCTTATGGGCCTTCGTACCAACCGATACTCTTGGTGGACGCATTGGCGCGAGCTCGGTGACTACTTCCTCCCACGGCGCTATAAATGGCTGATCACCGCCAATCAAATGATGCGTGGGTCCCCGATCAACCAACACATCCTTGATTCTTCGGGCTGCATCTTCGCGCGCAACCTCGCTTCTGGCCTAGTCTCCGGCAAGTCCTCCCCAACCATGCCGTGGTTCCGACTCATGATCGGACGGATGGATTCAACCCAGACCTCCCCAGTCTCGCTCTGGCTAGCCGAGTGCGAGCGCCTGCTCTATCTCATCTTCGCCGAATCAAACTTCTACAATGCCATTGCGGTGTTCTACTACGACCTCGTTATCTTCGGCACCGCCTCGATGCTCATCTACGAGGACTTCAACGATGTTATCAATTGCATCAATCCCTGCCTTGGTGAGTACTACATTGATATCGATGGACAATACCGTCCCTGCATCTTTTATCGTGAATTCACATACACGATCCAAGCTTGTGTTGACGAGTTCGGACTCGAAAACTGTTCCGAAACAGTACAGCGACTCTACAACCAAACCGGTGGTTCCGGTCTCTCCCGCGAAATCGTAATCGCACATTCGATTGAACCTAATGACGACGGCCGTGCGGCACAGTTCGGATTCAGTAAACGATTCGCCTACCGCGAAGCCTATTGGGAATGGGGTGGGTCTGCGAGCCCGCAGGGTGGCTCAGCCTCAGGTACCGGCTTCCTTCGTCGCAAAGGTTACTTCGAACGACCCAACATCACCGGGCGCTGGGACGTAGTCTCTAACGATCCCTATGGCCGCAGCCCCGGTATGGATGCACTCCCTGACCAAAAGCAACTTCAACTTGAAACCCGGCGCAAGGCACAAGCCATCGACAAGATGGTGAACCCGCCGATGATTGCAGATATGCAACTCAAGAACCAACCGGCGAACCTAACGCCCGGTGGTATCACCTATGTCTCTGGCTATACCTCCAGCGGCAAGCCCGGCTTTGCGTCCGCCTACGACTCCCGGTTCCCGATCCAAGAAATCACCGAGGACCTGAACGAAGTCAAAGTCCGCCTGTCGCAAATCTTCTTCAACGATGTCCTCAAGGTTGCCTCCCAATACGAGACCCGATCCAACGTGACAGCTGTTGAATGGGACCTTCGTAAATCCGAATCCCTCATCATGCTCGGGCCTGCGCTCGAACGAATCGACCACGAAGTCCTCAACCCCATTATCGATCGGGTCTTTGGTATCGCCCAACGTGCCGGCATCCTGCCTCCACCTCCCCCAGAGGTCCAAGGCCAGATGATGAACATCTCCTACATCTCTATGCTCCAGCAGGCGCAATCCGCAACGCAGGCAGCTTCCATTGAACGGGTTCTGGCTTTGGCAGGGCAAATCGTTGGTGTTAAACCTGAGGCCATGGATAAGATTAATATAGATTATTCCCTTGACAAATACTCTTATCTACTCAACAATGATCCCAAGATGATGAATAGTGATGAAGCAGTTGCCAAGATTCGTCAAGGTCGTCAGCAAGCTGAACAAGCTGCCCAGCAAGCTGACATTGCGAATAAGCTCTCGGCTGGCGCCAAGAACCTTTCTGGTGCTGATGTTGGTGGTGGGCAAAATGCCTTGCAAGCGATGCTCGGTGGTGCAGGATGAACTACAATGCCACAAACCGTAAGGACATCCGACGAGCTGAGAAAGCAGCAGACGTTGAAAACCAACGCCGCGTTAATTTCATCGTGGCGGCTATGTCTACATCTGAGGGACGAATTTGGTTCCACGACCTTCTATCTCGCTGCCACATTTTTGCAGATCCGTTTTCGGGGGTTGCACTCCTCGAAGCCTATTCCAAAGGTGAGCGCAACATTGGGCTACAGATATACTCCGATATAGTCTCAAATTGCCCGGACTATTTCGTGACGATGATGAAAGAGGCAACCTTAAGGGAACTTACCAATGCCAGCCGAGAATCAACCAGCTCCAGTGACGACAACGACGACTCCGCTCAGCCCGGAGCAAACGTCTACGACCCCTACTCCGAATCCGCAGATAGCGGGGAATGATCCAGCAGCGAGAAACGCAGATGGCTCAATCATCGATCAATCGAAGCCAGTCGAGGCGCCAGCCGTCGACCCCAACAAGCTTGCAGACCCTGCCAAGCCCGACGCCAAAGGTGCCGTCCCAGAGTCCTATACTTTCACAGCCGGAGACGATCAGCACCTCGATGAGGCAGCAATTGGAGAAGTCACACCCATCTTCAAAGAACTTGGGCTCGATCAAGCTGGAGTAGACAAGCTCACTGGGTTCTACAATAAGCAAGTTGGGAACCTGATGCAACGCGGTATGGATGCAGTCAATACCATGCGCGAAGGCTGGCGCAACGAAGTTACCAACGACCCCGAAATCGGATCCAAGCTCGATGCGGTCAAGGCCGAAATCGGCCAAGCTTTTACCCAGCTTCCCCCGACACTAGTCGCTGAGGTCAAGGAAGCAATGAATCTCACAGGCGCTGGCGATCACCCAGCTTTTGTGAAAACCCTTTATAAGTTCGCCCAACTTATAAACGAAGGCAAACCGGTTGCGGCTGGTGGACCTTCGCCACATGGGCAAGTCAAAAATGGTGCAGCGGGTCCGCCGTCTATAGCGCACGCGATGTATCCGAATCTTGTTTCACGTTGACCGAGCCCTGTTAGGGAAGAACAGCGAAGCTCAGATCGGTCAGAGTGCAATGGTGCAACCTAACCTAGGAACTCAAAAATGGCAACGATCGGCACTACTGCCCTGACCTACGCGGACTGGGGCAAGCGTATGGATGATAACTACAAAGTAGCTTCCATCATCGAACTCCTCTCGCAGACGAATGAAATCCTTGACGATATGCTTGTCGTCGAAGGCAACCTTCCAACCGGACACAAGACGACAGTACGCACCGGCCTCCCGCAGGCAACGTGGCGTATGCTGAATTCTGGTGTTCCGAACGCCAAGTCCACGACCGCTCAAATCGTTGACACCTGTGGCAACTTGGAAACCTATTCGGTCATCGATAAAGACATCGCGGACCTGAATGGCAACACTCCAGAGTTCCGACTGTCTGAGGTTAAGGCCTTCCTTGAAGGTATGTCCCAGCAGGTCGCCTCGACTGTGTTCTACGGTAACCAGCACACCAACCCGGAACGCTTCACTGGCTTGGCGCCTCGCTACTCCACCTTGACCGCAGCGAACGCCCAGACTGCTGCCAACGTCCTCGACGGCCAGGGCACTTCCAATACCAATACGTCCATGTGGATCACGACTTGGGGTGATATGACACTCCATGGCACGTTCCCCAAGGGCAAGATCACTGGCCTTCAGCACAAGGACATGGGTGAGTGGCCGGTTGCGGATTCCGCCGGTAACACCTACCAAGCCTACCGTGATCACTTCAAGTGGGAAATCGGTATGGTCCTCCGCGATTGGCGTTATGTCGTGCGTTGCGCGAACATCGATGTCACTCAGCTGACAGGCGGTTCCGCTGCGAACATTATCAACCTCCTCGTTCGCGCTCTCTACCGTCTCCCCACGGCACCTGCGACGGCTTCGGCCATCCAGTCCTCCGATGCCCCGTCTATCCGCGGTGCAATGGGTCGCACGGTAATCTACGCAAACCGCATCCTGCGCACCTACCTCGATCTACAGGCGATGAACAAGGCGAACGTTCTTCTCCAGTTGAACGAGTTCGACGGCAAGGTCGTCACCACCTTCCGCGGCGTTCCGATTCGCACTTGCGATGCGCTGCTGAACAACGAAGCTCAGGTTGTCTAAGAAAGGACCTTGCAATGATTCTCGATAACGCACTTATGTTCACCGGTACGTCGAACGGCGCGATTGGTGGTATCACTGCCGGAACTATCGTGGACGCACCCACAACCGCCACTCAGGTTGCTTCCAATATCATCGATCTTGGCTTGAACGGCTTGCCGTCTTCGGCCAACGGTGGTGGCGCACGTGACCTTGGTGTTGGTGATGATCCGGCGCTCAATCTCTCAGCGCTGGTTACGACAGCCTTCACAGTCGGTACCTCGCTCCAGCTGGAACTCTCTGGCGCTCCGGACAACGGCTCGGGTTCTCCCGGTTCCTACACCGTCATGTGGACCAGCCCGGCTTATGCCGAAGCTTCCCTCGTGGCTGGTGCCCAACTTGCGAACATCACCATTCCGCGCCCAGTGCTCGGACAGGCGATGCCGCGATATCTTCGCCTGCGGTTTATCACCGTCGGTACCCACTCAACCGGCCAGATTACCTCCTCCATCGTTCTGGATCGTGATGATCAAGTCCTCGGCGCAGCTGGTATCTACGGCTCATACCCCGCTGGCCTGACGGTCGCCAACTAACTCTAACGGAGAACCTCGATGAAGAAACTCTTTGCAACCATCGGGGCCCTCCTGCTCGGCGTGGCCTGTGCTTTTGCGCAGGTCAACGTCGTTCCGCAGGTCGGCCAGACTTCAAACTACGTTTCCCGTCAGTCTTATTCGGCGGGTTTCATTGGCCTCGTGCCAGCAGCCTCGGCAACGGATATCGTCTGTCTCGCAGGGGCAGCGTCCAAGACTATTCGTGTCCGTGAGATTGTTCTCTCGGGCTCGGCGGGTACTCTAGTTACTGTCCCTGTTGCGTTGATCCGCCGTGCTGCGGTCAATACAGCGGGTACAGCAGCGGGTACCACAGCAAACCCGGCGAACGCAATCACGAAGCGAGATTCGCGGAATGGTACGGCTGTTGCTGTTCCGATTGCTTATACCGCCAATCCGACGATCACGGATTCGGCCGGTACTGTCTTTGCTGCGTCATCCTTGACCCTGCCTGTTACTTCGGCTGGCACAGTCTCGGTCCCACTTAAGTTCGCTTTCACGGATGACATGTCGAATCTGGTGCAGCCCCCGGTTCTTCGCGGTGCGGCCCAGCAGATGTGTTTGAATCTAACCGGTGTGTCGGTGTCGTCAGGTGTTCTGAACGGCTACATCGTTTGGACAGAGGAGTAACAAGCCATGCGATGGAAACTAATGACGGCACATTACTTAAACGTGCCGGGTGAAGAATGGGAATATGTCGAGAACGATCGCAAGACCGGGCGTCCGGTTCGGCAGAAGTTCACGGTGCCCCGTCTTCTCCATCCCGAAGACCCGCAGTGTTGGACCAATCGCTGGGGGAATAAAGACAATGAAGAAGGTGAGGTTGTGGTCTGCCATGCCGGCAAAGGCCAGCCCAATGACATCGTCTTCTCCGGCGATCCCACCCCAGACATGCTTCCAGTCGATGACGAAGCCAAAGCACTTTCGGCAACGTTTGAAGACAAATGGAAGTACAAGCCGATGGATGCGCCACAGTCCTACTCGCAGTCCATGGTCGATTCAATGCAGATGAAGCTGGCGGAAGCCCAGTCGAAACCTGCTGCGATCGAGGGGTTGGATAAGCTCACCATGGCACTTGCTGCGATGGCAGAAACCAATCAGGCAATTCTGCAACGTATGGTCCAGCCCGAAACTCTGAGGAAAATCTAATGCGCGAAGAACTCAAGGAAATCTTTCAAGACGCTTGGATCGCAGCAGATTTCATCCAAAAGGCAAAGGATGTGATCGAGGCCCGTCCGCTGGTTCAAATGGCTCACAAGGCTATCGCTGAACTCGCGGAAGAAGCCAAGAACCTTCCTCCGGAAGTGGAGCCGGAGCCGGTAATTGAACCCGAGCCGCAACCTGAACCAATACAAGATTTACCCGAGCCAGCCCCACCGGTTGGCCGGTCCAAAAGGAAGAAACGATAATGGCCGCCGAACTCAAAGAGACTCTAAATGTAACGTTTACCCCGACCGGGTTGAGCACTTCTTTTGGGAGTGCCAGTTCAGTATCAATTGACGTATCCGGGACGGCATACAGCCACAAGGTCCAAACAGTGGGGACAACTGCCGAGGCAATTGGAGTGGACGATGCCGGTACAACTGGAACGATCTACATCAAGAATTTAAGCGCCGTGACTGTCACTTTGTCGGTGAACGACGGAACAAACGAAATCAGCTTTGCCATCCTTGCTACCGGGCGACGAGCGGCATTCCCACGAGCTAACGTAACCTACAAAGCCGCCGCTGCGTCCAGCACGGCGAA